CGATTTTTACAATCAATCGGCTCTCGGTTTCTACTTCGGTTACCGCTGAATATTTGATGATTTTGCTGTTTTCAATCTCTTCTTTACTCTTTCCAGTATTATCAAATAAATCGGTCTCGGAGTGTAAATCAAAGCCGTACTGAAACGCCAAAGCCTTGTTCCGGTACCATCTCGCTGTGTGGGGTTTTTGTTCGGATAAAAGCTTTGAAATTTCTGTTTTATGCTCATCAAAGATTTTTTCCAAAGTCCAAATTACAAAGGCGGTAATGTATGCCCAGAGCCTCCAAATCGCCACTTTGGAAGTGGAATTTAACCCATTGAGAGAAGCCTCTGCCTCCTTGGCCTTTAATATCTCATTTTGAATCTGTTCTATCGTTCGTGCCATTTTTTAACTTACTTTAAATTCATAACCTACACCCCAATGTCCCACACCTTGTACCGCGATAATGTCTTCCCCTTTTTGAGAAAATGCGGTGGCAGGTTGAAGTTTTTTGCTTTGGTAATAGCTTAAAATATCTTTGTTTTGGTTAATCGTTGTCGGTTCAAGGTTCAAAGCTTCCCCAGACTCCAAATCATCAGTTAAACTTTTGCCATTTTGGAGTGCCAGAATAAAGGCGTTCTCCACGCTCCCCGTGTGCTGTATCGCAAGGTCTAAAAAGGATTGATGATGTAATACTACGATGTTCATTATTCTATTTTTATGATGGTGATATTTCCATTGGGACAAGTAGCGGTGATGCTAATCTGTTTTATTTCCTCTATCACGGCAGTAGCAATTTTTTCGCTGATGATGTCCAAAAATTGGTTATCATCTTCATTTTCAATCTCTGAAAGCCACGCCTGTTTTATTTTTTCTTTTAATCTTGTGATATTTAATGCCATTTTAATTTTCTTTTAAAAGCTCTTTAAACCTGTTTTCTATTTCCTTAAATTTCGGCTGGTTGATAAGCCTTGTCGTTGGCCCTCCCGAAGTGGTGAGGAATTTCATCTGCTGGATTTCCTGTAATAGGTCTGTCATCAGTTTTGCCAATGTTTCGTTTTCTTTTTTGAGTAGAAAACCTTCCTTTATTTTAAATTCAGTATTCTCTACTTTTACATGATATTCTTCTACTTCATCCGCCCAGATTAAGAAAGGTGTAGTAGGGTTATTATCTATCATTCCGATAAGACATGCAGAATCTATTTTAGGCTTCACAGAGATATGGTCTAATCCTAATAGAATATTGTAATAAGGTTCTTCATCATCTATTCCTTTTGCTGTCATTATCTTATTTTCCCAATCTACTTCCAGAACTTCTGCCCAAACAGTCTGAATAGGAACAAAAGATTTGATTTTCTCTGAAAGGGTTTGTTTTAATTTATCTGTAGCCATATTTAAAATGCTTTAAATCCTAATCCTATTTCCTGCCTGTAACCACTGTCTTTTCTAAAAGTTTTTTTTACACTGTCTATGTAATAAGTTCCCTGTCTGTCTTCATATAGAGAAGATGTTAATTTTACTTTCTGCCCATGCTGGACACTGGGAATACCAAAAGTGGTAAATGAACCATCAAAACCGTCTTTTTTCTTCTTTTTATAAAGGTCCTTTACGGCCTCTTCTAATTCTTTCTTGGTCTTTACATTAAAAGTCCAGTTAATGGTTTCGTTGGCATTATTGTCTCCATATTCAAATTTTAATTTTTTATCTTTTTCCTTTGCTTTTACTGCTTTCGCCACATTTTGTGCGGTTTGACCGATGATTTTCACTAATCTGCTTTCTGCGGAGATGTAATTTAAATCATTGCTGACACAATTTCTCTCTAAATCAAATTCTTCAAAAACTCCTTTATCATCCTTTACATCAGAATAGGGTTTTGCAACTGAAAGTTTTCCATTTCTGATAAAAGTATAAATGTTCATGTCACTCTGTAGTTTGTTAAGCACTTCCCCAAGAGTTACCTTTGTAAATCTTACTGCTCCAAGTGAAATATGGGCATCAATATCTAAGGGATAGTTTTTTACAACTTTTTCAAAAAAATCTTTTAAACTGATGTTAGGAGAGGAGAAATTAACAGGTATTTGTTTAAGTTTCCACATCTCATCTTCTAGTTTTATATTAATGGGAATATCAGCTGAAACTTGGTCTATATAACCATTAAACTCTAACTTTAAATCTCCATCATACCCCAGATAAATTTCTACTTTATCTCCTCTCTGAAAGACATCTTTTACCTTTTGTCTATTAAAATCCTTTACATTTCTAGGAAGTATAATTTCTGCTTTTCCACAGATATTTTTCCACGATAGTTCAATTTCACAAGAAGAAATCTGAAATATAGAAAAGCTCTCTCTTCGGTCATTTTTTAAAAATCTGATTTCTGCATTCATTGTAAAGGTCATCGCTCTATCTTTTTGTTATTTGCAATTCTATTGCTTCGTCACTTACCGCTTGAAATTCAATAGGGATAACATCAGGCGAGCCTGTTATGCTCTTAATATCCATATCTTCCAGCACGATACTTGTAATTCCTTTTTCCAAGAATAAAGAGCCTTGAACTCCAATACTTCCTGTTATTTGAAACCATTCTGTAAGGTGTTTTTCAAAACCTCTGGCAGTCATATCTCTACCTTTTATACATAGTGCTCTTATTCTTATATTCCAGTCATCAAATCCATATATCTCTTTGACTGTTCCATTAGAGCCTAAAACATTGGTTTTTACAATATTCTTTGCTCTGCTGAAATCCACCATAGTTGCATCTGGAAGCCAGAAATCGGGCATACTAAAATCGATTATTTTCCCTTTGTCATCATATTTTTTAAAAGTTCCTCCACGAAACATGATTGGAAAAACAACAGGTGTTCCATAGATACTCTGCCTTACTACATCTTTATAAACAGGCTCTTCTTTTAATTCTGCTTGATAGCCCGACATATCTACTTCTTGAGGTTTTCCGATAGGAAATGGCATATAGATAGGAGTTGTTCCAAAAGCAAGTTTGAATAACTGCCCTAATACTACACGATTGTCTATTCCTAAAATTTCCTTATTCATCATTTTTTATCTGTGTTTCTATTTTGGTTTTTAGATTCTCAAAGTCTTTTTCATCTAATGCAAGGTGTATTCTCATTTCTCTTTCCACTGCGACCTTATCTGTTTTTCCTTTTATAAACTGATAAAGATTAGGACCGAGCAGGGGGTTTTGTTTCCACTCTCCTTGTACGGATTGAAGAATAAGTGCTACCTCCTGCATTTCACTTTCGTGGGTATCAAAATCACCATTAAGGGTTTTAATGTCATTATTCTCATCAAGTAAAATATCTTTCATAATTAGTCTAATGCTACTAGTCCATCTCTGAGCCTGTCTGTAATTTGTCCTACAATTTTATCTGCAAAGTTGTCACTCCTTGTTTTGCCGCTGAAATGATTGTTAATTGTTACAGTTACATTCATTGTCCTGTTTCCTTTGGAACCCGACATACTAATGCCGTCTTCATCTCCTGCTGCCACCTTCCCTTTTTTACCTTTTTTACCTTTTTCTTTTTTAGCAAAAAGCTTATCATAGTCTATTGTTTTTGTAGGTGCAGAAGCAGAATCAGAAGGATTTAGCTGAATATTTGCAGTCCCCTTTATAACTTTATCTATATCATTTTTAATATTTCCAATTCCTTCCTCTTCTTGGTCTTTTCTAAAGCTTTCTCTTCCTTTTTCATTTCCTCTTTTATAGGTATCTTTTACTCTCCCAAAAACTCCTTTTGCCTTGTTCCAAACAGCTTTTACTCCATCTATCACAGGTTTTAAGAAGCCTAAAAAGCTTTTTACTTTTTGCAAGATTTTATTAAAAACATCCGAAACGAAATCCCATACTCCTCCGAAAGTATCTTTAAAAAAACCTGAAACAAGAGAAAATATACTTTTTAAAGAGTTCCAAATATTTAGCGATATATTTTGCAAAGTAGTCCATGCCCATCTGAATTTCTCAGCAACCCAGTTCCATGCAGAAGAGATTACATTTTTAATCATATCAAAGACCATTTTTGCCATCTGCCAAAGCCATTTGAAATATCCTACAATGTTATTTATAATAACCTTTATAAGGCTCCACACCCAGCCAAAATAAAGTTTGACTGCTTCCCAAATTCCATAGCAGAAAGCTCTAAATCCTTCTACATTATTCCAAAGCCAATCGAATAGTGAAATGAGTGCAGCAATTGCGGCTAATATCCAGCCAATGATAGGAATTGATTTTATGGCAGAAGAAACCCCTTGTATGGATTTTTTAAGAACCCTTAAAGCAAGAGACAATCCGCCAGAACTCACCGCTGCCCATAGAAAAGAAAGTTTTAACCTATTGTTTGTCAGCATCAATTGGAGTTTTTCTCTGGTCAGGTTCTTGATTATCTTAGTGTTAATCCAGTTTAAAATGGTTTCAATTCCTAAAATGGTATTAACAGCTTTCCCCACAATCTTAATCCCCTCCATTGCGTTTCTCATGTTAGCCATGACACTTACAAAAGTTGCCATTGCATTAACAAAGGGCTGAATATGTTTGGTCACATTTCCCACTGCGATATAGAAAAGATTCCAACGCTGGTTACGGCGTTTTTCTTTTTCCGCAGAAGTATCCATAACAACCGCCGCTTGTTCATAGGCTACATTGGTGCCTGTAATCTTTTGCGTCAGTTCTTCTTGCGAATCAGCGGAACGAATTAGAATTTGAGCTGCCGCCGCATTCTCACGCCCAAACACTTCCGTAAGTGCGTTAATATCATGCTGTATAGGTTTTAGCTCCCTTAATCTATCCGCCCAAGAAGTATGGGTATCTGCCATCTTCTTTGTATTTACTCCATAAGCTTGTAATATCTTAATAGCATCAGTGCTCAGCTTGGTTTGAGCCGACATATTAGTGATAACATTTCGGATAGCTACACCTGCTTCTGAGCCATACTTACCCCCTTCTGCCATTGCCTGTATTGCAGCATTGGTTTCTTCAAAAGAGAGATTTGCCAATTTTGCGGATACTCCTGCTTGAACGAGTGATTCCGAAATTTGAGGGATTTCCGCTGCACCTTCTTTTGCCCCAGCAGCCATGACATTTATCATTCTACGGGATTCATCTGCAGCCTTGATAGGATTGGACAAATCCACTTGAAACTGAAGCATTGAAGTTGTGATAGCATCAGTAGCTCCTTTAATATCTCCTTCCATGGTTTTAGAGAGTATATTAACAGATTCTCCCAATGCTTCCATTGCCTTATCACTGCTTCCTATATCTGGACCCAAGCGGGAAAGAATAGTTTTGAAGGCCTCCAGATTGGTATTTACATCCTCTCCAAAAGTTCTGGTAAGATTTTTAGCTTTTGTATTAAGTTTTTCTAAATCTTCCCCAACAGCTCCTGTAATAGCTGAAACTTCCGCCAATGCACTCTCATTTTTTACCGCTGAATCCGTAAAGCTTTGAACACCATTTCTTAGATTTTGAACAGAATTTTCAATTGCCATAAGGTCTATGGCTTGAACTCTCTTAATGCAATCACCCAATTTGGATGCCCGTTCTATTGTAGAATTCATAGCAGATTTTACTTTACCTAATCCTTTTGTGATAGAGTCGGATATAAAATTTAGCGTCCAAGTTGTTGTATGATTGCTCATTTTTGTTTATCTTCGTATAAAATTAGTTGTGATGGATTTATATATTTTTCTTTTCCTACTCGCTGTTTTTACATTAAGAGTATTTTATCTTTTTGTTTGGCCTATAATTAAAGCTATTGGGGAATTGGTAATAGCAATAGTTAAGTCTATTGAAATAAAGAAAGAGGTGGTTGAAGAAAAATCAGAAGATTATTCTGTATTTAAATCTCGTCGCCCTCTTTCTTAAACATCTCGTGGACAATTTCTCCCACAGCTTGTTTGACTGCTGAATACATTGTCATCCTCTCTATTTTCATTAAATAGTCCGCTTGGCTGTATGCCTCTATCCATTCTTCTACATCTTTAATTCCAGAAGGATTTACTCCTAACTTCCCCCGAATAACGGCATTGATTTTTTTAAAAGAATTGTCGTCATCATCTGTATTAAGAATAGACGACTCTATACTTTTTTTAACTCACTTCTTGCTCCCTTCATCAAGTCCCCGATTCGGGAAGTAAGTTCTGTAAATATACTCGCGTCCTGCTCTAGTACATCCATGTCGCCAGCAAGAACACAGTTGGCTATCATGGCATCAGAAGAGGCTTGTACATCCCCTTCATACTCTTTGCTGGAAAGAAGGTAAACAAGAGCCTTGCTTGGCTTTTTTACTAAATATTTCAGTGGTTCTGCAGAGTCTTCTTCTGGATAGATTTCTATAATTCTAAGTCCGTGAGGATATTTTAATTTGAAATCTTCTACAACGCTTTCAGAGAAAGCTGGTTTTTGATTATTCATTTTAAAGTTGTTTTAAAGCTGTTATAAATTTATTTTAAACATTTCCCCAAGTAATATGGCTGATAAGCATTTCATGCTTGTGTACCATTTTACCTTCGTTATTTTTCACAGATTTTGTTCTTCCTGTAAATTGGGCATTGTGTATAATATCCATTGTAATAATCCCTGTTTGAGGGTTTACATATTGGACATTGATGTCAAAAGGAGCTATATCCTGCAGACGGCTTCCAGGAGGAAGGGTTCTTTGTATGGCTTGTTCCTCTTCTACATAGAGAGAAAAAGACAATTTAGCTTCATAGTTTCCCTCCGTCCATCCTATGGGCATTCCGCCTGCTCCATAGGCGTTCTCTTTTTTTGTGTTATCATTGTATTCTATTTCTTCAATGCCAACAACATCACGCCCCATGATATTTACAGTAGTATTGTTCCAGCCTGTCAGTTTTCCGAGATAGTTTGATATTTTTGTTTTTGCCATTTTTATTAAAGTTTATTTGTTAGACTTAAATCTACATTGAAAGAATGAACAATATCATCTACTACAATTTTTACTGAGATTTTAAGCGGTACATCTTCTGTTGGAGACTGTTTTTCACTGATATAAATTTCTCCTCCGCTGATGTCGTTTTCCGCCTCCATTCTCTCAATAGAAGCCTTAGCACAGACACGCTCCCAATGAGCAATTGTTGTTGCTTTGATGTATCCTGTTTGGGGGTCTTTCTTCACCTTACCTTTTAGGAATGGCGCCAGAGCTTCGCGGATAAGCCTTGCTGCTTTATTCCAAACCCTGTTATTTTCTATATAAGCATAATCACTGGTCTTGGTGTAGCAGGTTGCCGAACCAGAAAAATACATACCAGACGCCCCAATGTAAGGGCCAATAAAAATGTAACCTTTTGCTACTAAACTTTTTATCTGTTCATTAGTTAGTTCTGATATTTTTTGCCCAGTGGACAAAGAGGCCGTTATAAATCTTTTTAACCCTGATTCGGTTAAAGAATAAAACGAACGCCCCTTCTTATCGTCAGGCTTGTTGAGAATATCTGTTGAACCGATATTTTCTGAAACCTGTCTTACGCAAAGCATTCCTAAGGCTGAACCAATAGCCCCATGCCTTGCATTTTCTGTTTCTAATCCTGCTATATAGGCATCTTGGCCGATGATTACAGAAATATTTTCAGCATTCTTTTCTCTTAGATTTGGGTATTCATTGAGAGAATCCAGCCCAGTAGCATTTCCACCCTCTAATAGAACAAAGTCTATAAAAATACCATCTTTTTTTAGCTCATTTACCAGTGAAATCTGCAGACTGTCCACTAACCCTGCTACTTCCTTCAGGTTATCTGTAAATCCGAAATATCCTACACCTTTGATTTCTGGATTTTCCTTAATGGTTTGTAATACTTTATCAGTTACAGAGGTTATCCCCGAATTGGGTGCTACTGGCAGAAAAATCACAGTTGCGTTGGGAGATAAACGGAAAACTTCCGAAATGTGATAATGAGCAAGCACTTTATTGTTTGCATCATAACTTTCATTAATTTTCAAGTTCTCTGCATCTTTTGTCTGTATAAGCTTTACAGCTTTATTGTGGACAATAGAAGCCGACCCTACAGGTACTGCCCCCACTAACAGTACGACACTGTCATTAGTTTCGGTTTGTCTACCTAAACCTCCATCTATTTTATTAATTTGTGTTCCTTGTAAATTTCCCATTATTCAGAAAGTTTTTGTTTAAATTCATTAAGTGCTTTAATAAGCGTTGGAGCTTTCATGTTTTCTGTTTCCAATCCAAAATACCGCACTAAATCTTTCAATTGTGTATAATTTTTAGAGTCTAACTCTAATTCTTGAAGCTCTTTTACTTTGGCTTCATACTTTGCTTTTTCTTCTGAAGGGTCAGCTCCTCTGTATTCTGGAGAATCTGATGTAGGAGTATTTTCCTGCTTAGGTTCTACAGATGCTTCATCAAAACTTCTTACATATCTTTTATAGGTAAGTCCCTTGTCATCAGCATGCATAATGGCTCTATTTTCTTCAAAAAAAGACTGTCCGTCTTCTGTAACATATACATCTTGATGATTAGGATAATCCTCAAAAAACTGCACTGCTACTGCTTCTAACTCTGTGGTTGTTAATAGTGACTTTGACATTTTAATTAGATTTTAGATTTAATAAATAATGGAGCAATTCCGATAATGATAAATAGCAATAGACTGAGTCCTCCAAAATACATAAGGGCTGAATGATACCACTTAAAAGGCTTTTCTATATATTGCACATTCGTTTTGGTTTCATGCTCTTTTACATACTTATCATATAGTTTAAGAGCTAATTTTTCGGCTTCCGCCTTGCAGTCTATCGTGAGTTTATTACCGCTAAGTGTCACCTGTGGAGGTTGTAATATCCTGCCTTTTGGTGGATTTTTATAAATGGTTCTAATTTTGGGCGTTCCTCCCTCTGGACAGTCTATCATGACCTCAGTCCTTACGCTGTCCCTCTGAGTTACTACCACGGTGTCTCTTACGAGGTTTTCCTTGGTAATGGTCTTCGTGTTCTCTATGATTAGCGGTTCTGCTGGCTTCCTGCTTCCGCAGGAAACCGCAAAAACCAATGCTAAACAGATAGATATGATTTTTAAATATGCATTCATTTTCTATAGATTTTTGTATTCTTCTTTTGCATCAAAACTTGGACACGCTTTTTTTACATCTGGAAAATCTCTGTGTCCTTGGATGATTGCCTTTGGAAACTGCTTTTTTAACTTTTTGAGTAAATTAAGCAGTGCCTTTTTTTGGTTCTCTGTCCGGTTGTCAATAGGTTTGTTTTGGCTGTCCACACCTCCAATGTAAGAGATGTTAATACTGACCGAATTAAACCCCTTGACTCCATTGGAGACTTTCTCTATCTCTAAGAGCTGGACTACCTCTCCATTTGGCTTTATAATAAAGTGATAGCCGGGCATCTTCCAGCCTAAATGAGCTTTCCAATAATGCTTAATGCTCTCTACAGATGTCGTCTGTGGCGTTGCCGTACAATGCACGGCTAAATACTTTATTTCTCTCATTCTTGTTTATGATTTACATTTAACCGCTTATAATAGCTGCAGCTCCTTCATCTTTGATTGCTACTGCTATCCAGTATATTCTAAATCCGATGGTGTTTTCTCTCCTTTCTGGATTATCTGCTGCTGCTCTTGCATATCTTGTAACTGTTCCAGGAGCTTTTACCGTATTTTTCTTATGAAGTACTACAGAAGCTTCTACACTTGTAGCATCTGCTGACCCAAAAGGCTTTCTAGAAAGAGTCGTTTTATCATATTTTGGAGCATAAGTAGACTCATAGATTTCAAATCCGTAATAGGAATTCGCAATCTTACCTCCATTGGCATCTTGGTATCTTTGTTTGAAAGATAAATCTTCTATCAGAAGGTCAGCCACATGGTCTGGACAAAGCACAAGTACACGCCCCTGCTTAGGAACTAAAAGTTTATCCAAAGCCTTTTTTAGACTGATTAAATCTTTTGCTGTCAGCCTTTTTCTTCCTGTTCCGTCATCTTCTCCGGTGGTTTTAAGCACAGGTGTTGTTGTTGTATTATCTGGAGCAATAGAATAAAGAGCGTGTTCGGCTGTTTTATCCTCTAATTCTTCTCGGTGCTGTTGCTGGACATCCCCAATTTTATCATAAGGGAGAGCATGTAGTTCTTCATCGGTTACGGTAGTGTTCTCTGTATCATACATATTGAGAGCAATGATAACATGTCCATCTTCTCTCTTGTTAGACTGGATAGGATATACCTGGTTATTGATAAGTACCTTTGGAGCCAAGCCTCTTTTAGGAATTTTAATAGTGTTATTGTTTACCCATTGAGGCTTTGGTGTAAGTTCCTGAAGCCAAGTATTATCGTGTCTAAAATTTTTAATTAACTCACTTTCTGCAAGTTCATTTTTTAATGCTAAGTTTGATGTTGTTTTACCCATTTCGTACTATTTTAATCGTTTTTACCATCATTTATTTTCTCCTGTTATTGAAAATAGCCATTGCTTTTGCTTTGTCTTTTTTCATCAACTCTTCAAAGGCTTCTGGAGCTTGTTCTAACCAATCTTCATAAGTCCATTTTTCTTTGTCTTGAACAGACTCAAAAGATGCAGGGTTTTCTATTTTTCCACTAAGCGCTTCTATTTTTGGCATTGCATTTAGAGCGGCTTCTGTTGCATCATAATCAGCTGTTGCCAAATTTTCATAGGTTACTTTTTGGTCAGCGGTAATTTTCTTATCCCGAATCGCATTCGCAACGAGAGTTTCTACTTTTTGTT